TTATGGTGATGCAGCGTCTACATCAAAATGACCCTACAGGGTACTTACTCAAAATTCGCAAAGACCAAATCAAACATATTTGTTTGCCCGGGGAGATTAAAAACTATGCACGGTTAGTAAATCCACCTGAGCTCATCGACTTCTACTCACCAGAGGGACTGTTGGACCCAGTACGTTTGAGTTGGCGTGCTTTAAATGATTTTAATCTTCACGGACAATACACTTATGGTTCTCAAATTGGTCAGGATCCTATTCCTCTTGGGGGTGGTATGTTTAAGGTTGATAATGTTAGTGTGGTACTCCATCCTCCTCAGCCTCACGAAATTCAGGAATTGGTGCGTTATTGGGATAAGGCGGCTACTGAGGGTGGTGATGGGGCATTCACCGCAGGAGTCAAAATGGCCAAGCTAAAAGACAAATCGTTCATTGTGTTAGACGTTAAACGGGGAAGGTGGTCCACAGAAAAACGTGAACAAATTATACGGCAAACGGCTGAAGCGGACGGACGTAGGTGTAGGATAGGGATTGAACAGGAACCAGGCTCCGGTGGTAAAGAGAGTGCGGATGCTACGATAAAGAACTTGTCTGGGTACATGGCACACAAAGACCGCCCTACCGGTGACAAGGCACAAAGAGCGGATCCGTATAGTGTTCAAGTGAACGTAGGCAATGTCAAAATATTACAAGGCGCCTGGAACGCGGACTATTTGGAAGAGTTAAAGAACTTTCCACAATCCACGTATAAGGATCAAACGGACGCCAGTTCAGGAGCATTTGCAACATTAACAAAGAGAAAACAAGCATCAGTAGGAAGACCATGACACAACAAGAACAAAAAGAGTTATTAGAAGCATTGAATAGTTTGTTAAATCCAGATTTAACAGTATATTGTCAAACCAGTGGTTGTCCTATGTGTGACAATGGGGTATTGAGAAGGAGTGCTGTTGAACGGGGAGCTACTCATTGGTCGAACTGTAATTGGAATAATGCTCGGGAAATCTATAACCGACTAAAAGATAAAGTATGAAAAGAAGAACAACGAAACCAAACATGGAGCCACAAGTTCTCATGCAGGTCATTACGGATGTTTTATCACGTAATGGCTTGGCTAACAGAATGGGGTACTCATATAAGGACAAACGGAAACTTTATGAGTCATTGGGTTATCCAGAGGAAACCGACCTCACCTTTGATTATTATTACAAGAAGTATGTTCGTAATGAAATCGCAAGGGCCGTTATAGACAGACCCATTGATAAAACATGGTCTGGAAATTTAATGGTTGTTGAGGAAGGGAAAGTCAAAGAGGAATCTACTCTTGCCAAAGCCTGGACAAAACTTAATAATCAGTTCAAAGCCAAGAAAAGGTTAAACAGGGCGGATAAATTGTGTCACCTCGGTAATTACAGTTTGCTACTCTTTGGGTTCGATGATGTAAAGAAACCAGAGGACTTTAAAACACCGGCCAATGGTAAGAAGAAGTTACTTTACCTGAGACCAATTGCTGAATCGGAAGTGTCCTTTGACGTTTTTGAAGAGAACACGGCAAATCCAAGGTACGGACAACCCAAGTTCTACAAAATTAAAGTTGGATCGGTACAGTCCTTGACATCCTCAGGAGTCAACACAAAATTAACCCCAACGAGCCTTTCGGAAATAACCGTACATCATTCTCGTGTTTTACACTTTGTAGCGAATAGCCTCACCAATGAGACCGTAGGAGAACCATATTTGAAGTCAATTATAAACAGATTGATTGACATTGAGAAGATACTTGGTGGTGATGCGGAAATGTTTTGGCGTGGTGCTCGTCCTGGTTACACGGCTACCGAGAAAGAGGACTATGAATTGGATGACACTGCCAAGGAGGCGTTATATTCTGAACTTGACAAGTATGAACATGACTTGAGGCGTTTTATTACTGCACGCGGTGTGGATATTAAAGCCTTGGAACAACAGGTGGCGGATCCTTTAAACCACTTAGACATCCAGTTCCAAGCCATTTCCGGACGGACAGGGATTCCAAAACGTATTCTTGTGGGAAGTGAGCGAGGTGAGTTGTCTTCTGTTCAAGACCAAGACCAGTGGCTTTCACTTATTAAGAGTAGGCAGGAAGAGTTCGCAGAAGTGGATATGTTCCGTCCATTTATTGACAAGTGTATGGAACATGAGCTTTTACCAAAGTTTGAGGAGTATGACGTCATGTGGGAAGATATCTTTGCCCTCAATGAAAAGGATAAGGCAGCCATAGGTAAACAAAGGGCGGACGCATTAAACGCTTATTCTACCAGTGCGATGTCAAGTGAGATACTTGCTCCTAAATTGGTGTTCAAGTACATCTTGGGAATGAATGAGGAACAAATTGTTGAAGCCTTACAGTTACTTGATGAGGAAGCAATAGAGGAAGAATTGGAAAGGAAGAGGAATGAGGGAATTCAAGATCCCGAGAACTCTGATAGATCAGGTAATAAAAATCCAAAGTCTAAACAAGAAGACCCAGAAGAGGATTAATGTCAGGAATAATTACATACCGAGCACTTAAACAACGTGACCCCTCAAGGACTACTGCCTTGAGGAACTCTTTTGCAAAGGAGTTGAAAAAACGCTTTACCCGTTTGTGTTTGGTTATTTGGAGAGGTGTTGTAGATGATGCTATTTTGGAAAGGCGTTTTGCATACAACAATCCCTCAGACAAGGTTAATTCCTTTATGAAATGGTTAGAGACACAAGTAACCAATGAAGTCCTCGATCAAACAGACCCGAACGCCAGGCACTCTTGGTTCCATCAATACATTAAAGATGCGTACCAAAGGGGTGTGCTTAGAGCAAGAGCCCAAATGCGGAACGGTAAATTTACCCCACCCCCATTAGTAGACACGTTTTCGGACCCACGACACTTAGAGAGACTAACTCTCTTATACGCACGAGCCTACAACGAATTAAAAGGGATCACTGATGAGACGGTAAAAATTGCATCTAGGGAATTATTGGATGCCTTGGCCTCGGGGGCAAACTCAAGGGAAATTGCCAAAAGAATTGACCGTGCCATTTTAGGGAAGCCAACAATACTTACTAATGCAAAAGGACCATCCCCTGAGAGTAAGGCTGACTTGCTTGCTAGAACGGAGATAATACGAGCCCACGCGGAGGCACAGTTACAAGAGTTTAAAAACTGGGGAGTGGAAGGAGTCACTGTAATGGCTGAATTTATCACCGCAGGTGATGCCAGAGTGTGTTCTCGTTGCAACAGTTATAATAGGGACGTGCACACACTTGAAGAGGCGAGAGGGATTATACCAATCCACCCTAGATGCCGTTGTATATGGGTTCCGTTTGTGAAAAACGGCAAATAGGGTGGAAAAATATTTTTACCTAAATTGTTGTTAAGTCAAAAAAAATATTACATTTAAAAATTGAAAGTGACAATGAGTAAGAAAAACACGTCATCCATCGATATTTACTCCCTACTGGTAAACGAATACCAGATACGGACTGAAACCTTACGCGGTGAGGAACATTGGGTATTGCCTGTTGTCATGATGGTAGAAGGAGTACATCACGGCAGTCTAGGTCCTTTGCTCTATACGGCTGAGGAGTTAGGTAGAATCACTCCTTCTTGGAATGGTATTCCTGTCACAATTCAACATCCACAATTAAATGGAGTTTACACTTCAGCAAATTTACCAGAGCATGCCGACGGTATTGTAGGGTACATTTACCACGCTACAATGGATGGGGATAAACTCAAAGCCGAAGCGTGGATTAACATCAGTACATTAAAAGACGTGTCACTCGAGACCTACGAGTACATCATAGAACAAAAAGCATTAGACGTGAGCGTTGGTGTGTTTTCTGAGGAAGTCAACGTTCCAGGTGAATTTAATGGAGAACGGTACAGGGCCGCTGCTACTAATTTACGCCCTGATCATTTGGCTTTGTTACCTGGTGCTCAGGGTGCTTGTAGTTGGGATGATGGTTGTGGAATAAGAAATAACCAAAATCATAATAAAATGATAAAACCTGATAAAGATAAGTACATCGCTGATTTTATTGCTAATAAGATCACAGATAATGAAAAAGGATACCGCGAAATAATGCAGTCTATCCAAACCAAGTTAAACGCTATGGATAATGGTCAGAAGTACCATTACCTGGAAGACTTGTTCGATGGCAAATTTGTGTACCGTGTAATGGGAACCAATTCTCAATCCGAAACGTTTTACCAACAGAACTATAAGATCAATGATGGCCAGGTAGAGTTTGATGGTGACCCCGTACAAGTGAGGAAAGAAGTGACCTTCCCTGTGATGAAACTTACTCGTAATAATTTTTCAAATAAAACAAACAAACAAATGGAACGTAAACTGAAGAACAATAAGGATTGCACTTGCAACGTGGATGCCTTGATTGAGAATCAAGCAACCAAGTTCACTGAGGAAGATCGCGAATGGCTTTCTACCTTAAGTGAGGGACAACTTGAAAAGTTGATGCCGAAGGAGGAAGAAGTAAAACCAGCTGCTAACTCCAAGAAAGAGGAGAAGAAAGAGGAAGTAACCCCAGCAGCCAATGCGCAGGAAGGACTTATCAAGAAGAATGAGGATGGAACGATTTCCATCAATGGTAAGTCTATTGACCAGTATGTGAAGGAATCTCTTGGAAAAGAGACTGACACCGATAAGTTCATTGACAACTTTATGCCTGAGGGTTTAAAGGGGCAAATGAAAGCCGGTCTGAAGATGTACCAGGAGAGACGTCAGACCATGATCAAAGGGATCGTTGACAACTCGAAGTTCAAGGCTGAGCAGTTGAAGAGTTGGTCAGACGAGGACTTACAGGCTTTGTATGAGTCTGTTGCAGAAGGAAAAGGTGATTATTCACTGAACTCCAGTTCATTCAGTGCTAACGGGAACGCTGGTACTGATGAGGATTCCGCTGATGAAATCGCAGCAATGCTGTCCTTTGAGACAAGACCAGAGAAAAAAGAAGAGAAAAAATAAAAACCAAAAACCGAGAATAAATTATGGCAAACACCGTAAAGATTAAATCGTACACCAACATCTATGATGAGAGAATTGCCAACGGCACTATCACTCCTGGTATGTTGGTAGCCAGACTTTCGACTGGCAAAGTGGCTGCCCACGCTGTGGCAGCAGGTCCTAATGGTCGCTTATTTGCGATTGAGGATGAAAACCAAGGTCGTGCTATCACAGACAACTATGTGGTAAATGAACTTGTAAAGTTATGGAGGGCAACTCCTGGTGAGCAAGTGCAGGCAATTTCCTCTGGCGCGATCGCAGTAGGAGATTTCGTTGAGTCCGATGGTGCTGGTAAGTTGCGCACTGCAACTATCGCGGCAACCACCCTTGAGGGTTCTACCGTAGGTATCGCCCTTACTGCTACCACTGGTGCAGATCAGGCGGTTGTTGTTGAAATTATCTAACAATCTAAAACTGTAAATAAAAATGACAAAATCCAGATTAGCAGAAGCCAGTTCGTTTGTTCAGAACCGACTTGGCTCAAACCATATGAGACCGTTTATTGGAAACGATGGACGTTCTTATGTGTTGAATTTCAACGGCAAGGGAGACCCTAAGGATCCCAAGAACTATGAAAAGCAGCCTGTAAACGTGAACGCTACCCTGCGCTACGATGAGTGGAGAACACTTGACGAGGCCGTGGTAAAGATTGCTGAAAACAGGCTGATCGGTTTC